TTTCGAGGGTGGAGGGGAACACACACACACAGTCGAACACGAACTCACCCTGTTCGGGGACAGTCAGGAGGATCTCAAGGTTCTTGTGTAGACACCCCCACATATCACCCCCAACTAGCCCCGGCATTAGTGTCGGGGTTTTTTGTTGGCGGACCAGTGGGGGGATACTGAAAGCGGCAGGGGAAAACTTTCCAAACCTAATCTTGTGTGGGTATGTGGGGGCGTGTTAGGGGGGCGTGTTTAGTGTGGGAGAGCGGGGGAAACCCTGAGATTTGCTGGGATTTTGTGGTCGACGAGAAATCACGGGTATACCGGCAAGGGCCATGCCACCCCCCTACAGCATATGCACTCCAAACCCCTCATAAATCTAAAAATAAACATGTTAACCCCTTGAAATAAATATGGGGTGTGACATATATACAACACATATATGTGGGGGAAAATAAAAAAGAGGGGCGGCATACCAGCCAGAACCCCTCTAACCCACCTTAATACCCACTTAAACCTATCTTACCCTGTTTTTATATATATAATACCTCTAACATACCAGTGTGAACACTCTTTAAGTTCACTTTCGGCGAATGCCGTACCTACTATTATACAGTTGAAATGAAGGTTTGTCAAGTCTTTTTTTTATTTATTTTTAGTTTCTTTTAAAATCAAGTAGTTAGGGGTAGAGATTAGGGGTGGTTTTGAGGGGTTCCCATTGGTATGTTGACACTTTTGTGCATGTTTTCAGTTTGTTGTTTAATTGCAAGGGGTTAAGTGGGGTATTTTTGACAGGGTATTTATATATAAAGGAAATGTGGCAGTATTGTAGGGGTTGTGGGGGTAAAAGTTGCGGCATACCAGCGTGAACCCCTCACCTGAACCCCCCATTTCCATATTTTTTTGGATAATATTCTTGTATATCTCAAAGTTTATTTTAAAATTGCAATGTTTTTTTGATTTTTTATTAAAAAGGGGGTTGACAAACCTTCAAAAGTGGATACAATAGTATATAGGTAGTGGTATAGTTTTGTAAAAGGATTATGGTATCCATGCTTAAATCTTATCACCAACAAATAACAAGTGAGATTAGGAAGCATGGTTGCCAAATGTTGGGGGGAGTTGTTTGAGTAAAAAATGCCCCATGATCCCCGTTTTTGAGTGGGTGGAGGGTGTTCCTAGGTTCTCAACAGGTGATGCAATGTTGCTTGGCTCCCCCCACCCCTCTTTTTTTATTTCAAAGGTATAATTATGGGTATTATGTTAGTTCCTAAAGAGAAAAAGTCTTCCATTAATGGGGGGATTACGGTTGACCCTGGTAAAGTTCGTGTTCCTAACCCCCCACGCACCCCTGCTGGTAAGGCTTCAGTTGGTATAGCCTATGCTAAAGCTAAATCTGATGACCCTGCTGGTAGAATTTCTGAATTAGATTATAAGATGGCCGCAAGTTCCAGGGCTTCCGCCAGGAAATAAATGCAATGTTGCTTGGCTCCCCCCACCCCTCTCCCTTTTAAAATAAAGGAAAACATGCACCTCCTCCCCCAACAACCTCAAAGGCAACGGACTGAACAACAAACCCGCTTCCTTGAGGCTTTCGAGGAGGAGTTTGATGTTGATGCTGCCCTTATTTCTGCCGGTTATAACCCCACTAGCAAATATAAGGTTGTCAAGTCCCTTGCTGATGAGATTTTAGCCCTCACTCAATCTTATTTGGCTCTCCACTCTCCTGGTGCTGCCAGACAGATTGTCGACAGGATGGAGACTGGTGGTCTTTATGACCCAGCCTCTAAAGCTAAATTTGAAGCAGCCAAAGAGGTGTTGGATAGGGTTGGGATTGGTAAAAGGGAGATAGTGCAGCACGAGGGGGAGGTCATGCACGGTGTTGTATTATTACCAGCAAAAACGGAGAGGATAATTGACGCAGACTTTCACGAGGCGTAATCCCACCGTTCCGTTTGGTTATAAATATGTAGACCCAGAGGATGCAAAACCTGGACCCTATAAATATGGGAAAAAGATTGAAGAGGTCCCCCTGGAACTCACAGCACTACAAAGAGTTTTTGACTACCACAAGACTGGTGATTATTCATTGAGGGAGTTGTCTGACTGGTTGCTTGAGGCTACTGGGAGGTACCTTTCCCATGTAGGTTTGCACAAGAGGTTGAAGTCGGGGAAGGTTAGGGTTTATTCATGAGCCACGAGTTATCTATGGTATATGAGCGGGATGGAAAATATTATGTTGAAAGTAGTGTTGAACCAGGGAAAGTATTAGAGGGGCCTTTTGATACTAAGGAAAAGGCTATAAAACGATCTATAGAACGCTCAAAAGAATACAAAAAACCTAAAAATTTAAATATTGAAAAAAAAACAAAAGACCTCTCCAAAGGTGGCAGGGTCTAGTATACTAGGAGATAAATATGGCTAACACGGTTTCTGGCCTCAAGGTAAATACCCTGCTTCAAAACCCATTAATGACACGGGCAGAGTTTACTAGAGGTATTAGGAAGATTACTGGGAACTGTCACATGTTTTGGTTACCCCAGGCATCTGACACCACCACCACAACTGGTGATGAAAGTGCTGTTGGTGGCTTGACATTCACATACAACCACAGCATTGCAACATATGACACTGGTGCCCGCCATCTTGGTTTGGGTATTGCATTGAAGATGAATGGTACAGATGAGGAATTTGATACTCCCGACATCGCAGCCTTCACTCCCGCAGCGGCTATTAGCTGGGTTGCTCTCGTTAATCCTGTTGATAGCACTAACAGTACTATTGGGAGTAAACTTGATCTTACATCTGGCGCAGAAGTTCGTGAGTGGTTGTTCTGGTTGGATGCAGCCGACAAGTTGAACCTAGAACTGTGGGATGAAAGTGCTGCTGCCAGGATTGGGAAGGCTTCCAAGGACACCATTACTGAGGGTGAGTGGCAGCTATTATCAGCCACTTGGGATAATACTGCTGCAAGTTCTGGCATTAAACTCTACAAAAATGGGACTGAATTAGCAGCCACTGCTGACGACACAGGAACATTTGTAGATGTTGAAAATTTGACAGTTGTACCTAGTTTCGGAGATTATGAGGGTACTGGTGGAACCAATATCAACTTCTTCGACGGTGAGATGGCCATGATCCTTATGGTTGGTAAAGCTCTGACAGCCCTAGACCTCGACAACATCAGAGTGTGGTGTAACGCCTTCTTCGACCTCAACCTGAAAACCTAAAATATGTCCGGTACTCGTTACCCACTCTCCGGGAGTACCAACGGGAGACAGATTAAAGTTGCAGCTACAAGCACCCCGGGAACACTCCTCCACACTTGTATATCCGGTGTGTCAGATTATGATGAGGCTTGGATATGGGCTACCAATACTCATGCCACGGATAATGTTGACCTTACAATTGAGTGGGGGGGAGTGACTGACCCCGATGACCTTTTGAAGACAACCTTGGCGGCTGGTGTTGGTTTGATACAAGTGGTACCAGGATTAATTCTACAAAACTCTTTGGTCATTCGTGCTTTTGTCAGTTCTGCAAACCAAATTATGATTTCTGGTTTTGTGTGTCGTATTCCCCTCAACCCAAACATTAGAGTGAGAACATAAAAGTGGGTAGTATTTCAAGGGATAGGAATGCAGGTCTTGTAGACCCCAAATCTATTTATGGTGACAGTAGTATCAAGGATGCTGTAGAAACTATTGATAGTAATACAGACACATTACAACTGCTTCAACAAATTATTTACGAGTTACAACTAATCAACTTTAAATTAAACGGATAATGAGCTAGGAGTACTGATATGTTATTTCAACTTTTTGATGGTAAGGGTAGAGGTAACTCTGCTGGTGTTAATAAAGAGTTTAGAGTAGAGACTAGTTCCAGTGCGAACAGTCGTTTTTATTATCGTTCCCGTGACAATGATGATGGCTACATGATGAACTCTCATGATGCTGATGCTGAGGCGGGGGATTATATTTTTTATTTTAAAAACGATAATGCTACACAAAATTTTGTTGTTGATCGCATAGTTGTGGGGGCTGTTCAATCGGTGTTATGGAAAGTTTGGAGAGCTACAGGAACGGCAACGGGTGGTACTGCAATAATCCCAGTAAATACAAAAGTTGGTAGCGGTGCTACTGCTTCAGCTACCGTTCTTGGTGTTAGTGCCATTAGTGGCTTTTCAACAGACGGGCAACTAGCTTCGATGCGAACAAGTGCAGCTAACCACGGAGTATTTATTCCAAATGACAGTATTATAATTCCTCCGGGGGGTGCTATTGCGATTGAATATGATACAGGAACCACTGGTATTGCTGAGATAATGGTAAACGGTTTCTACGATGCCGCTTAATGTTCACCTCTTAGGACAGACTGAGATAACTGATTTATATTAATAGTACTACAAACATAAACTAAGGAGAAAATAAAATGGCTTCACTAACAGTAAATCCAGACGAACGGTACGCACTCAAGATTGACAGTGCAGGTACCACACTTACCTCTACAAATGCCGAACTAAATATCATGGATGGTGTTACGGCTACGGCTGCTGAGATTAATGATGCGGCTGACATTTCTACTAAGCTAGTATCTATCGCTGATGGTACTAACACTCTCACCCTAGACCCCACCACTCACGGCAACAAGATTTGCCTTGTCTTGGATGCCACTCTTGCTGTCACTTTGCCAGAAGCCACAGGCACCGGCAATGTCTACACTGTCATGCAAGGCATCGCAGCCACCTCTTCAACCATTGTAACCGCTGACACTGCCAACGCTGGCTTCCACGGTTTTATCATGGGTTCAGATACTGATTCTGCTGTTAACTACAACTGGGTTGCCACTGGTACCCAAGACACAATCACTTTGAATGGAGTTGCTACAGGTGGCAAGATATACGATTGGATTCGTATGACTGACGTAGCTACTGATGTTTGGCTTCTAGAGGGCATGATTAAACAGAGTGGTGGTTCTGAAGCTACCCCACTAAGTTCAGCCGCATAAACTTTGGCTGACCCCTCTGACCTTGAAGCTTTTTTGGATGGGAAGGAGCCACCTAAAAAACGGGATGCTCCTTCCCAACCCAAGCGTCAGTATAATTTCTCCAAGGCTGAACTAGCTAGGAGAGAGACACAGAGGAAGCTTGTAACTGCTCGCAAACAGAAGCTCAAACATGACAGGGCTTCCAAGAAAGAGTATGACAAGATACGGCACATTGAGAAGGGTGCCAAGAAGGTTGAGAAGGCTATCTCTAAAGAGGGCAACTCACTACTGGTGAAGGATGACATTGAAATCCTCCCCAAGGCTACAAGGGATTATGTAGAACAGAATGCCACATTTAAACCCCACCCAGGACCACAAACCGACTTCCTTGCTTCCCCGGAAGAGGATGTCCTTTATGGGGGGGCCGCTGGTGGGGGTAAAAGTTTTGCTGTCCTCCTAGATGTTCTCAGGTATGCTGACAACCCCAACCACCGCGCTATCATACTCCGTCGCACACTTGATGAACTCCGTGAGTTAATTGAGAAATCTCATCAGGTCTACAAAATCGCATTCCCAAAGGCACAGTGGAGGGAGGGCAAAAATACTTGGTTCTTTCCCTCCGGTGCCTCTGTCCACTTTTCCTACTGTGACCGTGACCGGGATGTTACCCGCTACCAGGGCCAGTCATATACCTACATAGCAATAGATGAAATCACTCATTACCCTACCCCATATGTATGGGATTACCTTCGTTCTAGGCTCCGCACTACTGACCCTAGCATTATTCCATACATGCGGTGTTGCGTCGATGAAGGGGAAGCCCTGACAGTTGATGGGTGGAAAAATATCCAGGATGTAAACGTTGGGGATTTAGTATATTCAGTTGAGAAAGATGGCAAGTTAGTAATAAAACCAGTAACCTCAGTGTCAAGCTTTGATGTAGATGAAGAAATTACTCGTATATATAAAAAGAATTTGTATATGAGTATGACCAATGACCACAGGGTTTTGTATAAAAAACATGGAAAACCTACAAACGATTTGGTCAAGTGGAATGAATATGTAGGTGGTAGTATTAATGTAGTTAGAACCTCTGAAAAATATTACGCTGGTGGGTTTGGGGGGTTTGGTAAATTTAATGATGACGCTGTCGCTCAGTTTTTAGGTTTGTATATTGCTGAGGGGTCTTTTGGGAAATCTACTGGTGGTAATTACAAAGTTATAATCTCCCAACTAAAAAAGGAAAACCACCCGTTTATACAAAAACTTCTTGGCTGCTATAATTTTTGTTACTCCAAAAATGGAGACTTCCAGATAGCCAACAAAGAATTATGGGAGTATGTAAAACAGTTTGGTAAATCTAAAGATAAGCATTTTCCTCGTGAGTTTTTGAAATCTGCTACCTACAGACAGCTAGACCTAGCTTTCAGAGCTTATATACTTGGGGATGGAAACTGGCAATCTGACACAGCCTGCACAGCTTACACCACAAGCCCTCAACTAGTAAACGACCTACAAGAAATTGCTGTCAAACTTGGGTACAAAACACAGTATAAAAAATATGTGTTAGATAATCCCAACCACAATGACAAGTATTGTATATATTTTGTTAAGGATAGTCCAACTACTAAAGTAGACCTTAATACTAGAAACGATGTCACCCCTGAACATTATAGTGGTAAAGTGTTTTGTATCACAGTAAAAGACACAGAAAACTTTGTATTGAGGCAAAAAAACTATGTGTGGGTATCTGGAAATACAGCAAACCCGGGAGGGATAGGTGGCTGGTGGGTTAAAAAGATGTATATTGACCCCTGCCCACCCAACACAGCTTTCCCAGCCCTTGATATTGAAAGTGGGGCAACTCTAAAATACCCCTCAACACACCCCAAGGCTGGGCAACCACTTTTTTATCGCAAGTTCATCCCCGCTCGCTTGACAGACAACCCAAGTTTGATGGAAACAGGTGACTATGAAGCAATGTTGATGTCCCTTCCAGAGGTTGAGCGGCGGCGTTTATTGGAAGGAGACTGGGATGTTGCAGAAGGAGCCGCATTTACAGAATTTGATAGAGGAAAGCATGTTTGTGATCCCTTTGAAATTCCGAGTTCGTGGACAAGAATTAGGGCTTGTGATTATGGCTATGCTTCTCCTTCCTGTGTACTTTGGGGTGCTGTAGACTTTGATGGCAATATATGGGTGTACAGGGAATTGTATGGTAAGGGGTGGAATGCGGAAAAGTTGGCTGATTTAATCATAGAGGTTGAAGCTAGTGATCCCTACATACAAGACCACGTTCTGGACGGTTCATGTTGGGATATGAGAGGTCAAACAGGGCCATCAATCGCTGAGATAATGGTTAACCGTGGTATTAAGTGGAGAAGGGCTGACAAGAACAGGATGGCAGGTAAATTAGAAGTCCACCGCCGACTACAAGCCACACCCGAGGAGGGTAGTGGTGTTGTATTTTTCAGCAACTGCCTCAACACCATCAGGACCATGCCCACCATCCCGCTTTGTAAAAATAACCCCGAGGATGTAGATACAAAATCAGAGGACCACGCTTACGATGCTTTTAGATACATGTCCATGTCTCGCCCCCGTGCGGCTAGAGATATGATCCAAGATTTCAGAGTATCCAAATCTAGGCAACCACCGCCTATGATGGATGCTACTTTTGGGTATTAGTTGATGGCTTCAGAAATTCCTATGTCATTTGAAGAATTTACGTCTGGGCTTAAATTTACTCCAGATGCTTTAAAGATTATGAAAGCATACCATAAAAGGATTGCTAGTATAGATGTAAAGCATTCTCAAAAAAATACAGTGTACATAGGCCCAACTAAACAACACCTTGAGTGGATTGACAGGCAAATACAAGATCGTAGAGTTGACGAAAGTGGTGAATTAAAATACGAGTGGGTTGATGGGGCTGTAGAAGGGGCTATATCTAAAGAAATACTTGAAATAATTGAAGGTGACCATCTTCATGAATATATGGACGATGTTCATTCATTAACTATAGCTGGTGATGAAAGAGAGGTAGCTGGTTTTAGAGCAAAACACGATCATTTAATAGCTGAGGGTAAGGGGTTTTATGACATAATTTCTCGGTTCCCACCCAAGCATTTGAGGGTGGATAACCCCTGGGCGTCTGAAATGAAATTCCCAAAACGTGTTTCTAAAAAGCCTGCTGAGGCGCAAGACGTACCAAATGAACAAGGTGTACAAGAATTAATAGATTTATTAAATGCTGAGGGAACTGTAGAAAGTACAAGAAATGCTTTGGCAGTTATGCTTGGGGCTAATACTGCTGGGAGGACTAGTGAATTAGAGGGTGCAAATGCTTTAACTATTACTTGGGGAGATATTTTCCCCGATAATGTTTTCCAACCCTCTGTTCAAACAAGGGCAGCTAAAAAGGATGCTGATGAAGATATACCTATGGAATTAACACTGGTTGATCCTGCCGGTGTTAATGTAGGGTATACCCCAGAACAAATCACAGAGCAACTTGTAAGACTAAAAGAAGCTTACCGCGCTATTGGTAAAAAGGTTAGTAACAATAATAATCTTTGGATGAATGCAAAAGGGACAAAACCTGTAAAACTAGCTACAGTGATGAAACAAATCCAAAATTTTGTTAAAAAAACAAAAAATTGGGATAAATACAAGGACCCCAGTAACCCTACTGAAGATACACTTTTAGATA